GTGAAACTTGGATGCAATCAATTCACCACGCTGGTTGAAATTTAGGCCCTTCGCAATCGTAACCTCGCCCCACACCCTCCCAACAGCCTTGTAGAGCAGATGCTCCACTGGCTTGATGTAACACCCTAACTCCAAACAGTACTCCGGTGAGCGTGGAGAGATCAGACGGGGGGCAGGATCCGCCTTGCTCCACGAGCAAACGATCTCATCCTTGATGAAAACGTTGATCTCCCAATCTTTCCGCGCAAGCTCGCGGTCCATCATGCTTCTCGCCGCTGCCTCGTACCGTTTGCGCTTTGGCCCATTGTATAGCAAAAGGAATTCCTCATGCTCAATGGGCGCAGATTGCTTCGGGCACTTCCGCAGGACAAGATTACGGTATTCCGCAAGGCTGCCACTATAGGCGCCAGCATGTGGTTGGGGGGGTTTGGAGAATGAGCCATCAGCGGTTGGGACACGCATCAGTCTCTCCCCTAGGCCCCTCAAAAGATTCTCAGCAGAATTATTGTGGGTATAACACAAACCCACAGTCGGGACGCCAGTGTCGACAAGCACATGGCGAATTTTCTTGCCACCAGAGGTGTCACAATCAGAGATGCGAACTTCTTGGGGGATAAACCGTGGCACTGTGTCGTACCCCAAGACTCTGACGAGACGCCCCTAGCGGATTCCTTCCAGTGCCTTCCTCTCATTGTAATACTCCATCCTGGCCCTGGCTCTCACAGCCTTCCGTGACTCAGTCAACATCTTCTCCAATGTTGGTTCAAACGCCAACTCAATGGCATCATCCATGTAGTATGAAATCTCTAACAAATCCATCCCAAGTTCCTTCCACTGGGCACAAAGCCAACGGTGGAGAGCAGCCTTGTTAATGGCGGTGGAAGCACACTCCCTGGCAAATTCGAACCTGGCCTTAGAGGCACGGGCCCATTTTGCCACAAACACGAGGTGTTGCCTCTGCTTGGCCCCAGGAACTGCCCCCACTTTCTCCTTTCTACGGGTAACTTGACGTTCCTGCAGGGAGGTGGTAATTGGGCGCTCCTTAAGGTCTGAGTGAACCAAATCATGCGAATTGAGGATGCACAGCTGATCCACCGCAGTCTCCAGGTGCCGACGCCTTTCGGCAAGCACACCGTGGACCACTTTGACCACACTGTACACAATGGATGCCCCCAGGGCAACATTGAGATTCACCAATTGCAGGACCATGCTAGACAAGGGGACTTTCAGGCAACACTGCCTCCGGTACGGAGAGCAATGTCCCTTGAGGGCTTAACCCGGTTAATAGCCGAAGGTGGACGGGTCAGTCCACCACCGCCAGGGGAGCCCCCCGACGTGCCATAATCCCTTGAGGGCTTAACCCGGTTAATAGCCGAAGGTGGACGGGTCAGTC